TACCACTCTTAATCAAGTTGGCGCCAGCATTTACGATGCGCGTAGAATCAGAGTTAATATCTGCAACAAATGCGTAGATTGTATCCTCATCAGTCTGAGAAACAGGAACGGTCTGAGAATAATTCTTACGATAACGAGGTTCGTTTCCACCACGCCTTTCGACGGGATTTGCAATTTCCGTTACCTTCAAAATATACTCGGCTCCACCAGTAGGTCCTACTGGAACTGACGTATAATTCATACGCTGTTTTACAGGAACGATATATAGTTGTTTAATGGGAGTGAGCCAGTCTGCCTTCGTAATAACCGGGGACAGAATCGGATAATCCGCATGTCCTTGTACTAGAAAGAATCTGGCAGGGGCGGCACCATCCATGGCAGAAACAGCACCAGTGTCAGCATTAAAGCAGGCAATGGTATTAGCTACTACCAAATCGGGTGATACTGGAACTGCAGTGTGTGTACTTCCAGCGGCTCCTTGAAAGAGCACTTGTCTTGTAGAACTCATGACTAATTAGGTGTTTGAGTTGGTTGTAATATTGAACTTCTTTGGATGTAGCGGTTAATTGCCCTGTCCACTATATCTTTATGTAAATGGTCTGGAAACTCAGAAGGTACAGGGCCCGTCAGTGAGATTTGATTTGGAATACGTAAGTAATCCAAAAAGAAACGTTCACATATGAACTTTGAATTCGTGTACACTATAAGTTTCGTACCATTAATTGTCCCTAGTGGGTCATAGTACATAGTTCGATTAAATGGATCTAGCAAAAGTCGATAAATATCATCAGACTGGGACAAACGTGTCAGATAAGTAGCCGTAGTAGATGAACCAGTAATAGTTCTGGCTGCATTTATTGTTGGAGCTACTATCGTTACATCTGAACGATTATACTTTACTTCTACTCTAGCTGCTATCATATATCGATAGTCAGTTGGAATAGTGGCATAATCGGCCTGAAAACTACCTGGGGCAGCCGCAGGACCAGCATAAAGAGCATTTACCTCCGAGTCTTTTTCAACGAGGACTCGTAAGTCATCTGTGATCACCTGATCTTGCTCAAACTTCGTAAACAGCTCATCGGTGAATTCATCCTGTGCTTCATTTAAGTAGCGAAAGATTTCATCACTGACAATCTGATGGTCACGACCAGCGTGGTCAAACCATGCTTCAAATGCCATTTGCATTTGTCGAGCTGTCATTGTGCTTGTGCAACTAGGTTAAGATCACGAACCATGAGTGCCAAAGCAGCTTCCACGATTTCATCGTGTACCTGATCTGGCAATTCACAATTCACGTTGTTTGAGGCATCCGCTTCATCTAGATAGATATCCTCTGGTATCCTTACAAAAATAAGTCTCTGATCAAGCAGAGTTGTCTCATGATCGCAAAGTACGTGAAGAAAATCCTCTCGCAAATAAATGCGAGGCTCTCGAATATACGGCTTATTATAAGTCGTAATCCGATAGCGCTTCAACTGCCCATCTGTTAAGATGCGCTGATTCGGTATATATTCCTTTACGGTGATTACCGGATTTGCTGTGCGCGTTACGCCAGATTCTCCTGAAACAAACTCATAGTAGTTGTCAGGATACGGGCATAAGTATTCAAACTGAGACCCAGCTTCTTTAATCTGGGTAAATGTCGTGGTTGCTCCACCATCAGTAATTGCAAAGTATTCAGTGGAGGTTAAACGTATCATCGCACTACCAGCGCTTGTCGCTATAATGGGGGTACCCAGTGCGGCTAACGTAGTAGTGTGGGTGGTAAGCCAGTTAGTTGCAGTAACAGCCGGACTAGTTAAATATGCTTGGTCATAGCTTACAACGGCTCCCTGATCGATATCTATTCCTAAGGTTCCAGAAGCCCCTGACACAGTGATAAGATAACTTACCGGGTTTCCAGCCATAGACCCAGCTCTAGATAAAAGGGGATAGAGGACTTCTTCACTGATAAGGGTTCTGATATCCTCTTCAGGAACAATACCCGCTATCCCCTTTACCTTCTGTTTGAGTACAGCCAACTGTCCACGGTTTAGATAGATATCTATCTCTCCCGCGAGAAAGTCTTCTAACACAGCGCTATCGATTTGATGCAACTGTGTATTAATGGCGGTATGCATCTCAACTACATTCACGCAGCTTCAGTCTCCTCTTCTATGGTTGCAAGAAAATCTTCACTGTCTTCTTTGCTTGTATTTGGTTTCTGTTTTACTTCTTCAACCTTTGCTGTAGATTTAGTCCCAGAAGGGTCTAATTCTCTGAGTTTTGCTTTCATCTCAGTAATAGCCTGACTATTGCGTTTACTTCGGAAGAAGTGAATTGCCTCTTCTAGTGTAGCACCAATCTCTGTATCGAGATACAGATAGGCGTGGCCAATCTTTTGAATGACGCCTACTTCTGTCAGATGCAGAATCATATCCTGTAGATCAAGATTCTTATCTGTTGCAATAGTGTAGAATTGTTTTGGTTGTTTTTCAACCAATTGAGCCAGGAAGTTCTCCTTCATTTCAGGAGTCATTCCAGCTGGATTACGTTTACCAAGTACACGAATAAGTCGATTTATCGTATCTGGCTTATCACTAATCTTGATAAATTCTGTATAAGCAAGCTTCTTAGCATTTACCTGTAGATTGTCCTTATGGATTTCTACTTCAGGATCATGGATGTAATACAGTTTATCAGCAACGCATTCTGCCTTACTCATGGCTACAAACTTATGTTTGATGGCCCACTGATACTTTACCCAATCCAGCACATTGATAGGCTCATTATTTTCATTTAGTCCTATATTTAGGACAACCCCATCAGAAGGAACAGATATAAAAAAGTCAGCCCAAAAAATTCGAACTGATCTTTCATAATCTGGACTAGTGGCTGAAACACCAAGCAAACCAGGTAGATATTTCCTTTCTTCCTCCTTAGTTAAACCGGATAAAGGGGCCATTCCATCAAAGATTGACCCGATTTTTTTCTTTGCCTCTGCCACTACGGCAGCAGGAAGGTATGATACCTTTTCTTTTCTACGAATTTGGATCTCTTTAGTCATTGCAATTAACGTTATGTTTATACTCAGGGCGAATGAACCGTTCCCATGCAAGAAACGGTCCATTCATATGCCCTGGTATCAATTAGCTTGCCACACAGGAGAGATCAACCGATGTGTCAAACCTACGGAGGAGGATTCCACCCGTTTTCAAGAAGTGCACGGAGGCGCCATCGACATCACTTGCACGAAGCATGCTGTCTCCAAAGCCTCTAGGCACTACAGAACCAGCCACTGCCCAACGAAGCATCTCACGACCCTTCTTGTTAACCATGGCGAGGTTTGACTGCCCATCATACGTGGACTGATCAACAAAGACCATCCGGTATGATTCAAGGCTGTATCCTGAAATAGGATGCAACGAGCGAGCCTCAGCAGCTACACCATGATCGAACATAGGCACTTTGACTACATTCACACTATGACCATCAACATGCTCGTAGCGAGTGAAGAATCCACCCAACACCATATTGCGGCCAGAACCGGAAACGAATTTGCCATCATTGAAAGCGCGGTAGCCCGTGAGCTCGTCTTTCATGGCTTCATCCATTTCACGAGCACCACCAATTCCAGTAAACAGGGTTACCTGTTTGTTCTGGGCATCGGTCATGCCATAGAAGAGGTCACCGATCGTGTTCTTCAGCTTCGTAGCTGTGAGAGTTGAATAGGTGTCCTTATTGATGATTTGCTCAAACAGGCCAGGGCCGATGATTACGGGCTGGCCGTTCTCATCACGAAGCTGGGTATTACCTACTTCATTATATGACTGCTCACCGTACCAGTAAAGAGTTTCACACTCTTCCTTCCACTGGAGGAAGTACTGCCACTCTTCATAGTCCATCCACAGACGCGTAGTTCCACCACCATTAATAGGCAGGTCGAACACAACTACTTGATCCTTGGCATTGCCAGAGAACGCATAGCTCTTCCGAATCGTGGTAAGTTTGTGACGGATTTTCTCAGGAGACTGCCAGTTGCTCGCGTTTCCACGGCTAAAGTCAGTTCCTACAGGAGCAAACAACTGACCCCAAGTAGCTCCAACTACAGCATCAGCTGCAGGAAGAGTCGCGGCAGGATCCGGATTCGTCAACTTCACCGTATAGGCATAGTTGGAACCATCAGGAACAGGATCGCTTTGGATCCGAACCTGAGAACCTGATTGAGAAATCAGTACATAGTCCTTGATGAACCATTTGTCGCTGAACGTAAGGGTAAAGAGATTTCCGCCAAGTCCCAAATTCGAACTAGAATTAGTAAGCGCAATTGGCCTCACCTTACGTAGGCGAGTCTGAACGCGATACTCATATTCCAGAGCGTCAATAGATTCGACGTTCCCTACACCCTCTGTTAGCATCGAGAGAGGAAATTTCTTGTCCTCTCGGCCTCCAAGGTGCGTCATGACAGGGCTGAGCTCCGCTGGCCTGCTAATCAAAGCGTTGGCCAACGAGTTCATATCCGTCATTTGCGCATCGTTGAAGTACGTCTTCGTAATTTTCATAATAGAAGATGTAAGTTATGCTTGAGTGTATTGTGAGTTAAAGTTGAAGGTCTAGGTCTTCGGGGTTAACCTCCAACTTCCGACCCTTGTCATCATCCGATTGAGAGCGAAGCTTCTCCTGATTTTTCTTTAGACGATCGCGTAACTTCTCTGCCTCTAGAGTTCTTGCTCTCCTGGTAACGACACCAGATAAGTCAAACCCATTTCGCATCAAAGCCGCAATTGCCAAATAGACATCTGTCGGAGCTTCTTCCATGTCCAGTTGAAACTGGCTTTGCCCATTCTTAACTGGGTTGGAGACATAAGCATGAAATTCAGCTTTGTCTTTTTCACTAACAACAACGCCTCTAAAATCAGCGGCCTCCTTGATAGTAGTCTCAACCGTCTTCAAATAGGCTTCCTGATCCTTAGCTTCTTGCGCGGCTATTGTAGCCTGATCCTTTACAAGACGCTCTTTCTCTACACCCTGGTGCTTAACCAAGCCTTTGAGAGACCTCTGAGCCTGTGAATGTAGAATATCAGAGGCTTTAAACTCTGCAATAGCAGAATTTATATCCTCTTCTTCCTGTCCCATGGCTACTAGGGCCTTACGAACCAGCCTCTCCTGCAATTGGGTATCGTCTTCCCCAATTGTGAGAGTTGAATAATCCTCGGAAGGATACATCGTCTCAAAGAACGATTCCGAAGCACCCCCATTAAGGCGGTACTGCGTATACAATTCGAGATCCGGGTACTCTGTAAACAGAGTTGAGAGTTGCTGTTCAGCTAGCTGGCCAGCGGCTTCTCGTGCTAGACCCACTAGACCTTCAACACTGTCTTCAAAAGTCTCCTCTGTTTCTAACCCAAGTCTCTGGATCAGTTCATTAACAAGAGGTAGATCTTCTTCTTCAATATCTTTGGTCTCCTTGTCTAACTCGTCATCGGTGCTGTCCTTAGTATCCTCTTCAGCATCTAAGTCTTCATCTTTGACGTCTTCTACTTCCTTGTCTCCAGAATCTTCAGTCTCTTCTTCTTTCTTATCGCTAGGAAGATCTAGGTCGCCAAGGTCATTGACGTCATCAGATTTATCCGTAGGTGTAAGAGCCAGATCATCGAACGCTTTCTCAAGGTCCAATTCTGCGAAGTCGATAACTTCTACTTCTGAATCTTTGTGTTTCAAGTCCGTTTTCATCTCTTTTGTACGTAGGTTTAGTAAGCTAATTGTGTGCCGAGTATAAAGGAATCCTTTACAGAAATATCTCCCTTACAATATGGAGTTTATTTCTTAGAGCTTCCTCCAGATGCTGGTTTACGAGCTGCTATGAGCTTTGCTTTCGCATCTGCGGCATTCTTCTTCTCCTCGATATCTAGCTTGCGGGAACCAAGTTTACCATCCTGGGAAAGTTTGGCACGGGCAATTTCGACATCTCTCATGTGCTGACGTTCCTTTAGAAGTAGCTCAGCATTATCAGCTACCCCGTCGCCATCTGTATCTGTCCCCATGATGAGCTGCTGCATTTGACTTTCAGCATTTATCATGGCAACATCAATTCTATTTTGACGGTCAAGGTCTTTATTCATATCCTCACGATCCAGCTTGTTGAG